AATCCATGACCTGTAGCCTTAACAGTTAAGATACCTGTTGATGGATTATATGCAGTACCACTTATTGGTGTAAGAGTTCCTGCATTGGTTGCATGAGTCCAAGTACCAGATGCCTTAGTAAGTACCAAATCTCCAGAGTTTGGATCATATACTGCAGTACTAGGAGTAAATGCAGCAGTAGAACCAGAACCAGCAACAGCAGTTGTATCAGTAACTACTGAATTAACACCTTTAACTTTACCAACATTGACACTAAATGATGTTGAATTAATTACAGTAATTGCCAAATTGGTGTTATATGCAGGATCACTAGATCTAGGATACGAATGATTAGTTGCATGATTATCAGCATCACAAGTAAAAGTTAGACCTTTTTCTGCAATTTGTATATTGCCACTAGATAATCCATGAGCACTAGCAAATGTTAATGTTAAAACACCAGTAGTAGGAATATATGTTGCTCCATTAGGAGTTAAATTAGTTCCTCCAGTTAAAATACAATCAGTAGTAGCACTTACAAATGTATGAGTACCACTATCACGTACAAAGGTATGTTGATACCTTCCTTTAGGAAGTGCAGTTCCTACATTAATTGTTAAACTTGTTCCAGTAGTAGAAACTACAGGAATATGTGTATTATGTGCAGGATCTGCAGATGAATATCCAGTACCACCACTTATGGTAGTAATACCAGTAATCATTCCAGCACTAGATCCCGTACCAACAGTAGCTTGAAGTTTTGCGTCAGAACCAACTCCTAATGGATTAAAGATTTCTACATTAACTGGCCCTGATTGATATCCAGAACCTGCAGCTAACATAGTAACACTTTGAATAGAACCTGCAGCATTAATAACTGCTGTTGCAGCCGCAGCTACTCTTGGTTGATAATTTTGTCCTGTTGCAATAGTTACTTCATCAACTTTACCACCTCTAGGTAAATCATATAAAGTATCACCAGTGAATATAACAGATCCACCAATACCAATATTAGGTGCAGTTGATCTAGGAACTATTTCATAATCAACACCTGGTCTTTGGAATACACCATTAATCATAAGAACGCCATAATTAATAACTTCATCACTTCCACCACTACCACTTGTGGTTGTAACAATACCAGTTACATCTCCACCATTCTGAGTTAATGTAAATGTTCTTCCAGTTGCAACATTTCCAGTAAATTTATGTGAAACATCATCAAAAACAAAGTTTCTAGTCTGATCTTTTCTATTAAATACACGACCAGAGAAACTAGATTGTGTACTAACACCTACATCACCAGTTGGGCCCCAAGGAGGTGTTGCAAAGTAAATAACATCCTTAACAATATTATAATTACCACCCTTCATAGTACATGCAGCACCAACACTATGTGCAGCGGCTTTTGTACCTAAAATACCACGATCAACTGTAATTACATTTGTTGCTCCAACTCCAACAGTTTTAATTCTAATTAATTCATTATCAATATTAACAATATCATTTAATTTAATTGATGTAATTCCAACAACTTTAATTGTATTAACTCCAACAGCAATAGCATCACTTAATCCAACAGAAACACTTCTATTATACAATGGTGATTGTATTGTATTGTCAATTTGAATTAATGATTTAGTAGCTGCATTTGTAGAATCAAATGAATGTTCTGTTCCAGATCCAAGACTACGTAAAGTAAATGCTTCATCAGTAGTTGTTGTTGATAATCCAGCAACTTTAAATCTATTTTGATCTAATCTAGAAACAACATACATTTCAGAAGGCATAAAGTCTGTAGAGACTCCACCTAATACATCATTAGTAGCTACAATACCAATTCTATTATTTCCATAAGTACCACTACCAGGATCATACTTAATTCTTTCACCTGTTTGGAATCCGTGGTTATTAAGTCTGATAATAGATGATCCTACAGATACCACAGTAGAGTCATTTGGATCAAATGCATTACTGAATAATGGAACTGCACCACTTTGAGAAGTAAGTCTAAATGAACTTAAACCAACAATCTGTCCACCAACAATAGGAGTATTAACAGTAACTTCAAATGTATTTGCAGTTTTGTTAGAAATTGTTAAATTTTCTCCCGATGCAGGATCACTTGAACGAGGATATGGATGTTCAGTTTGATGATTATCTTTATCACAAGTAAAAATTAACGAGTTATTAGCTAAACGAATAGTAGCTCCATTATTCAATCCATGATTAGTAAGTGTTTTTATTTTTAATACACCAGTTGCAGGATTGTATGATGTACCAGAAATTGCAGTTAATTCACCAGTTCCACCAGATTGTATTGATATACCATTAGTAGTTGCCCGTTTGAATATATGAATACCCATAAAGGTCTGACTCTTAGCATTAAATTGATTACTAATATCATCAATTAACTCAACTTTAGCAGTTGCAATACTTAATAGATCTCTAATTTTTCTATTCTGGAAACTGATAAACTTAGATAATCCTGTACTTATTGTAGTTTCTGTTGCAAAATCATAGTCATTCTTAACAAAGAAGGAATGTACCTTATCAATATTAACCAATAGATCAGTAGCATTTTGAGGAGATCTAGCTGTAAGAGTGGTACTTCTAGCATAACCAGGTGTAGCTCGAGATTTTATTACTAAATCTGAGAAATTTTTATATCCAGTTGGATGAAGAATACTATCTACAGCATCACTAAAGTCTTTTTCTTGAACTTCACTTTGAATAGAATATGAGAAATTCTGATAATAATCACTATCTTGTAATTTCTGGAAATCATTACTTAATTTACCAGTATCTTTCTGCCAACCTTTCACTCTTTCAGCTTGATGTGAAAGACTAAAGAATCTTTCATAATAAGAAGATTTAACAACATTACCAGAAGCATTTGATATTTTACCAACTATAACATCACCAATATATGGAGTTCTAGTCAAATCTCGTAATCTAAATGAATTTGTAGATGGATCCCATCCTTCATTCTTAACCATTTGAGCTTTGGCTGATCCATTACCAAATGTTACAGGTTCTCCATTAATAAAGTCTCTATGATCAAATCTTACATTAAATGTTGGTAGATCTTCTTTTTTAATAATTCTACCAGCACTGTTTGTGGGATCAAAGAAACCACCAGTACTTCCAATTCCAGTAAGACTATATGTAATTCTAGAATCTGCAATATTTCTTGATAAAATAGTGAAGGTTCTATAATCATACATATTGGAATTATATCCCTGAATTTCACCTTCATTATATGTACGTGGATCAGTACTAGGTACTGGTTCCAAAAATACCGTACCATCATTAGCATCAGGATGGCCTTGAATATTAACATTCTCTACAAATATTTCATCTCCGACTTCAAATGGGAAATTAGTACCAAGTCTATGAGCTTCAGGTCTCCAACCACCTAAAGGCGATTTAAGAGTAATGAATTGCGTAACACCATTAGAAGTTGCAGTAACAACACCAACACCATTACTATTATTGATAGGAATAATTCTTGGTGGATTAGGAACTAAATCAAATCCAGTAAGACTATCATACAATATACGTACAGATCCTATACCAGTTCCTTCAAGACTAACTTCAGTCTTTGCATTTGGTCTAGATGGGAAGAATAAATCTGGTGGAGTACTATAATTTCTACCTGAAGTTTCTACACCAATATGTCCTATAACATAATTATTTTTTACAGCTACATGAACAGGAGTATCAGCTCTTGGACTTAATGACTTATCTGTTGGATAATCATATCCAATTTTTACCATTTCTTTAAATCCTGGCCTTCCAAGAGTATCATCAAACATACTAAGATTTGCATCTCTACCAGTAGTAGTTCTTACAGTACTAACTCCTGGATTTTTAAAGTAATCAACACCAGGAAAATCTATCTTAACCTCATTAATTCCACCTGTAGCATGAGTAGATGAAGTTAAATATCTAAATGTAGTAATACCAGATTTAATATAAGATGATCTTTCTGGTTTATATGGTACTTGATATGAAAATGATGTTATTCCAGTTGTTGTAATACCAAAATTACCAGCGTATATACTAGGATCAATTGTTATTTGACCTGCATTAATAACTTCAGTATCAACTTTACTATCTCGTTTAGTAACATCAATAGTGTTTAATGATGTTGGAACTAATTTATAATATAATGGTAATGGTAAATTATTTGTAATTTTAACATTAACTATAGATCCTGTTGTTCCAGCTACACCAGTTCTTACAATTTCTGTTGATATACCAACACCATTAAATTTATTAGTATAGTTTTGATCTTTATAAAATTCGAGTTTAAAATCAGTAAGAGAAGTATCTGATATCCCAAATCCAATAGTTTCCCCCTTCATAACTTGAATTGGAGGATTTATTCTAGAAATTCTATGGAATCCACCTGCACCTGCACTAGATCCAGCATTGGTTATATTAATAAACGCAATTGGAATACTTAAGGAATCCTTACGATTATTAAATAATCTAAACTTAGTTCTACTAATTCTCTTAACATAATATTCACCTCTATCAGTTAATGGTACTACTGGACTAGTACCAGATCTATAAAGAACCTTATCACCATCTTTAAATCCATGATCAATTACATTACCAGCTGCATTAGTGAGTTGAATTGTAGAATCAACAACTGATACATCAGAACTACGAAAATACTCAGGATCAACTATAGTTTTTCTTGCAATACTATCATATTCAATAGTTTTACTAACTGTAGTATTAGGTGCAAGATCTACAGTTATTTTATCCTTAGTCCTTAAATTATGTACAGATGAATTGTAAACTAAAACATCATAACGATCAAGAGTGCCTTTATGTTGTTCATTTGTTGTTTCAAGAGTATGATCTGTTAATGTATTTTCTATTTGATGAGTAGAGAAATAAAGAGAAACACCAGTACTACCAATACCAGTTCTTGTAGTACTAAGTCCTAGTAAATCATTACTCTTCTTAACTGCATATACATATTGACCATCAACCAATGGGAAAGAATTAGCAAGACCAACATTATTAGATACTGTTAATGTTGTTCCTTGTAAACTCTTACCATATTTTAATCTTTGACCTGTTAAGAACCCATGATTTGGAAGAGAAATAACGTTATCAGCATTACTACCTGGTTGACCATTATGAGGTCTATTTTGTGGATCATGATCAAATAATACAGTATTATCTTTAGCAACTACTCTTGCAACCTGTACATTTCCAAATGGGCCAGATTCAGTTTTTATTACAGTTCCAATACCAATACTATTTTGTGGGTTAAATGTAATTAACTTATCAAGTATAATAGGTAAGTCAGTTTGAATACCAACATTAAAAGTAAATCTTCTTTGATCTACAGAAAGTCTTGTTCCTGCAGGGAATGTAGTGTTTATACCTGGTTGACGCCAAACTCTATATCTATTCAAAGTTTCATCAACTTCTAAAACTCTTAATCTTTCAGAACTCCAACCATCCTTAATACCATCAATCCTTAACCAATCACCAACTACTATATCATCATCACTATTTCCACCAACAATATCAGTAAGATATATCCAAGCATTATCACCAGTTGCAGTAGTATGATTATTACCTGTTGTTCTGGATGTTAATGCAAAACCTAATGTAGATGTAACTGAAGATATAGAGATTGTTGTTGGGCCTTCAAGAAATCTTAATTCTCCAGTTCCAATACCAGAAAGATTAACAAGATCACCATCTTGTAATCCATGAGACGTAGATCCAACACCAACACCTACTCCATTTTTATAATCAAATGCAATGTGATCAATAGTAGTCTGATTGTAAGTAATTTCTGTTATTCCAGAACCAACTAAAGTTTTTACCTTTGCACTTGCACCACTACCACCACTACCAGCATTATCAAATACAACTCTATCTCCTACTTTATATTCTACACCTGGTGATAATATATTTACAGAACTTATACCACTAGTAGCTATAGTTTTAACAAATAATTCAGTATCTTCTATACTATCAGAAACAAAATAATCATAATCAGATGCAAGGAATCCTAATTTATATGGAAGAGTATTTCTTAATATATCACCACTATTAAGAATTGACATATTCTGTAATGACAATGGTTTGCCATTCATCTCAATTTTCTTAAAACGGAAACCGTTTAAGATGTAAGGGAATACTGGTTCTCTAGAACCAATAAATGGAGATGATGTTCCATTAGCATCCGAAATAGTACAGAAATATGCATATACACCATCAGGAAATTCTGGTGTTTTACAAAATCTTCCATTATATTCATCTAAATCACCATCTGCAGTATAATCAAAATCTTCAACAAAGAAACCAAGTGGATATTCTGTAGAAACTGGTGGTCTATCTGATTTGGTATTTGCGGTATAACTTGACGTTATTCTGCGAATAATTCCTCCAGTAGGAGTATCGTATCCATATGGCCCATATATTGGACAACCATCATAAGCCCAACCAATAATAGGAGAATGAACTAATTGTGTATTTTCCTTTAACTGACCATTAATATCTACAAAGAGATTATCATCCAACTGCAATCTTAATTTTCTAGGCAAGTATGTAGATACAAATTTTAAACCATATTCTGTATTTTGACTTGGTATAATAATACCATCATCATCCTGATTAATAGACTTACTATATCTGTTAACTGTGGTAGTTCTCCATTGTTTTAGATCCGCTCTGAAAACAGCGCCAGAACCCTGCTGTTTGACCCTCACAGTGGTCGCAGGTTGATCCTTATAGTCTTTACCACCATCGATGATATTTACGCTTGATAACCTACCCTCATCATCAAGATTAGAAAGAAGTTTAGCATACCTACCCTCACCTTCAACAATTAATTCTGGTGGAGTAACATATCCTTTACCTGCAATTTTTACAAATGCACCAGTAATTTTTCCACCAGTTTGATTAACTGTAATTAATCCATCTTGACCATTCGATATTGTAACTAATGGTCTTCTATGTGCATTTAATGTTGCATCAGTACCATAACCAACTCCCGTACTTGTTAAACGTATATCAGTAATAGATCCATGACATAATGGTCTAATAACAGGTGCTGATATAGATGTAACAGCAAGACCAGATAACGTTTCTAATGAAACTGCAATATCTGGATACTTAAAGGTATGTGTACCAACACCAACAGTTTCAAGATCAACATATAGTCCTTTATGATAATTTTGAGTTGTTGTTGTAGTTCCAATACCAGCACTACAAACACGGAATCTATCTTCATCTAAAACAATAACTTGATAATTTTGAGTCGTATGTAAACCACCTATAGCAGTACCAGTATGTCTATATTCAACAACATCTCCAGACTTAAATCCATGCATCTTGGAGAAAATATAACTATTTGCAGTACTAATACCAGATTTAAGATTATTTCTATCATAATATGAAGGTAATGGATCTGAAACAGAATTTACAAGTATTTTTCTATTGGAGTAACCAGATCCTGCATTATCAACAACAATCTTATCTAAAACGTTTCTAGTTACAGTTGAAGTGAATTTATGACTACCAAGAGATTTAGATGAAATAGTAATACTATTAATACCAGCTACAGCATCATCAACATTAGCCATAAGACTAATTTGAGTATCATTAATTTTATTAACATAATAAACAGATTTATCTACAAGACCACCAACTACTGCATTTGCTGCAGACTTTTCATATACGACAGATTCTCCATCAAAAAATAAATGATCATCTATAAAATTAATTGTTCCTGGTGTACCAGTTGCAGTAATAGCTACATCTGTTTTTGCGTCAAATAATCTAGAATTTCTTGTTGCTTTTAATCTTGCAGATGCAGTAGCGCCCTGACCGTTGCCACCCGTTATGGCAACGTTCGGAACTTGTTTTAGGTCATATCCACCAGAAATGACTTCAATACCCTTAAATGACCCCTCTACCACCGCATATGCAGTAGCACCAGTACCTACATTATCAGTAATATGAATATTAGGTGGTGTAATTACATCATAACCATCTCCACCACTCTCAACATCAATATGTTCAATTGGGCCATAATGAAGACTGTCTCCAGATTGATTAGAAATCAATTCTACTCCATTAATGAGCATTCCAATAGGTTCATTCTTAAGTTCTACTTCAGATTCTTTAGGTTCTGGAGTTATTGGGAATTTTCTTAAGAAATTTTGATATTTTACATTTTTTCCAGTTAGATCTGCAGGAATTAACTCATGTGTAGTAGTATTACCCACACCAAGAATAGAAATATATTTACCTGCAGCTACATCAGCAACACTTCGAGATAATCTTATTCTATTATCATCAACTTTAGTAACTGCATATTTTGATCCAGTATCTAATCCAACTACAGTACGGCCTGGAGAAACAAGAGGTGCATATCTAACCAATTCTCCTTGTAAGAAATTATGGTTATTGATTGTAATAATATCAGTAACACCATCAACATCAGAATTAAATGCATTATCTGCAGATATAAATTCCTTTCTTCTAGTATCTGAAAATATTTCATAACTTGGTAAAGATCCACATGTTACATAAACTTCTTTATTATCCTTGGAAGTATAAGTATTTTGAATATCAGAAACAAAATCACTTATACCTAAAACATTATTAGAACTTTTTGCATAATTTAGATCTCTTTGAACTTTATAAAGCTTTGTAGGATCTAAAGTTCCAGAAGTAATATCAATCTCAAATTCTAAATCTGTAAGAGATCTTTTAACAGTACCTTCAACATTATCTGGGTTTTGATCATCATTAGTTACATCAAGCAATCTTACAATATCATTTTCATTCAATAAATGTGGAGATATTGTAGTTACAACACTACTATTAGCATTAACTTTAGATGTATTTGTTAAAATATCTCTTGCAACATCACTTTTTGTTCTAATATTATGAATCCAACTATTTAAATGAACATTTGCTTTATCAGATACTCTACCTAATTGTCTTGGTAATATATCATCCCCTTCAAATAAAAATCCAACATCTTCAATATTAGCATCATTAGCTACATTAGTTAATCTAAAATATACTGGTTTCGTAACATCTCCATTTTCATATGCATATACAGTTGCAGATGATCTTACAAAATCAGAATCACTATAATTTGATGATATGCCAGTTACTCCAAAAAACTGATTTGAAGACTTACTTGTATAAGTTGCAATACCAACAGTCAATCCAGCACCAACATAAACAGATCCAGACTCAGGAAATCCCAAAGTTGAATCAACTGTAATTACAGTTGAACCAATACCAACTGCATTTACCAAAGAAGATGATCCAGTTGGATAAAATTCACCAACAGTAGATCCTTTACTTAAACTTATGATGTAATAATGTCTACCATCTCTTGGAAAATATTGTGTATTAAAAATAGATCCACTAGTTGCAGTATTATCTGTTTGGAATAATGTTTGGCCAACTACATTATCAGCATTTCCACTAAGTCGTTCAGCTATTAAATCAAAAGTTTTTACATAATCTGCATCAGATGGTGCAAATAAGTACTCAATTGGTTTAATTACTTCAGCTGTAGAGTTAAAAAGTACTCCAAATAATATTTTTATAGCTTCATCAGTACCTTTTGTTGCATAAAAATCCTTAGCTTGACGTAAAAAATTAGCTTTATCTACACTATCATGTAATTTTCTATCTTCAAAACCAGGTAAGAATAATTTTTTAGTTTTTTGCCAAAATTCCTGTAAAAATAAGTTACTTAAATTAATAACTTTACTATTATTTTCATGTTTACTAGCACTAGTATTGGAAAATACTAATGTTTCTGGATTATTTGGATCTTTTAAATTATCTACACCACAAAAACCACGTACACAACCTGTAAATGACGTTGCTGTTTTACCAGTATATGTTATTATTTCATTATCAATCTTCAAAAGTCCATAATCTGCAGGCCAACCTTCTGTTGAACTTACATTTATCGTTGCATCATATGAATTAACATGACTAGTACATGTTGAAAATCCTATTAAATTACTAGTTTCACTATAAGTTTCAGACTTTTGATAGTCATTAAAATTAGTAATAATATCAATGGAACCACCTTGATTCTCTTGACTAATATAATATTGTTTTAAAAAATCTACAAATAAGGGATTATCATCAACCACAAACGAAGGCAGTTGACTTGATACAAGTTTATTAATTTGTACTTTTTTAGCGGCTGTGTCTATACCCATTATTAGGATTAATAGCTAACGTCTGTTGATGTAGATGATATATTTCTAGTAGAAGTGTATCTACTAGAAGTAGGAGCAGAATCCGTCTTTCTTATGTAGTCACCATCGGAGAAACTAGATGTGGAAATGTAATTTGCACCTGATGAGTCTGCACCAGTGGAAATAGTATCTTCAACACAACCAATATGACTATCTGGTATGGAAAGTTGAACATATAGATCCTTTAATCCAATAATATCATTAGATTCTGGAATTGCTTCAATTTCAACGATATTATCAGCCTTAACTGTTGATAAGATCCGTATTGTATCTATAAGAATTTCACCAATATCATATTTAACAGTACCTGCGTTATTAACTACTTTTTCAACTTCACCTGTATTTGATAACCTGAATACAAACAATTGACCTATTTTTTCATCAATATAAGAATCTCCAAAGTAACAAGTACCTAAAACACCATCAAGAGTGAATCCAGTTGACTTAATATTGTAGCCTTCTCTACGATTATGGAATCTATTACCATAACAAAGTTCATATTGTGCAAAATTATCAGTATCTATGTCTAAATTACGTCTAATAATGATTTTTGTAATATTTGACGTAACTGCAGGATTAGTTTCATCAATTATCTTAATTATTTTACTATATTTGAATCTGCCACCAAATTTATTCAAATCTGCAGATTTTGAGTAAGTTTCAAGAGAATTTCTGATAGTAGACTTCAAATCATTAACATTTCCAACAACATTTGAGTTGTAATAGACAGTGGAGTCTAATTCAATGTACAAATACTTCAAATCTACGAATTCTTGGCGAATTCCTGCAACTGAATAGCTTTTTAACTTAGATATAAGTTGTCTTTTGTCAAAATCAGAGATAAATCGTCCATTTTTGGGTTTTATTGACAAAAATACCTTTCCAAATTGAGGAGGACTTGAATCTTCACCTCCATATGCAATTACACTCTCTGCATTTGGGAAAATTGTCGGAATTATCGCTTCATAATCGTTAGTTGTGACTGCTCGATGTTGTGCCGAGTAAATTCTGGTTGATAAATTCCTAACAGTGTCCAAACTTTCAATATTTGCACCATTTCTAGCGGGTTCGTTGGTAATTATGTCAGAAATACCCGTTGTAATGAGTCCACCATCATTATCTACCAGTTTCCCAGCGAAAGAAAACGCAGAAACACCGTTTCCACCAGGCCCATCGGACACAATATAGGTTGCAGTTACGCAATTATTGTTACTTAACTTCTTACCAAGTACTCCATCACCAAAAAGTATCTCATATTTCTCATCTTGGACTTCTTGTATCAAATATGTCTCAGAAAATGTTGTAATTCCCACAATATTATCAATTTGTGAGTAAACTGTCTGTGAAGTAGACGATATTGTGTCTTTTACATTGACTTTTAAAGTAGAAGTGTCAACATATGCATTGGGAATGATGAATCTTTGGTTAGGTTGACCATTATCTACGATAAATTGTTTCGTTAAGAAGGTTCCTTGCTTAATATCAATAGTAAATTGTGCAAATCCATCGTTTACAGGTGATATAATGTCCTCTGGCACACAGAAAGTATAGTTAGTATTCTCAAAATCACCCAATGCAAACAGTCCAGCCTTAAGTGTTACACTAGATCTAGTGGTTCCAGCTCCTAAATCAACAGTAAAAGTGACATTTGCAGTTGCAGCTGCTCTAGAAGAAGGTACATAACCAACATTTCTTGCTAATGCAACCACATTTTCCCTTAAAGTTGCACTATCAATGAACGCCTCATTGGCGACCATGTTAGTATTATATGCTGTAGTATAGGTATTATACGCTAAAGTGTCTATTAATATCGATAAATTCGATCCTTCAAAGTCAAAATCAGTGAAATCGGAGTTGGCACGCAGATATTCACGCAAAGAAACCTTAATTTCTTCAAAATCTAGGTTTGTATATTGTGTAAATGCCATTATTCTCTAGTTGGTTGAAGGATAAATGTAATTTCTTGTGGTTGTGCCTCTTGGCCAATGATATTATAACTTACACTAACCTCTAAATTGTTAGTATTAGGTGGATGAACACAACTAACATCAGTTAACGCAACTCTAGGTTCAAAATTATTGATTGTAGTCTCAATTTGAGTCTTTATTGTAGTTAATAATCCACTATCTGCCTGTTCAAATAGACTTTCTTTGACACGAGAACCTATCAGAGGGTTAAAAAACCTCTCTTCATTGATAGTTTCGACTAAATTTCGGACAGATCGCTTGATTGCATTCTCATTTGTAAGAGAAATGATGTCATTCGTGACAGGATGTTTCTTAAAAGACAGTGAAATGTCTTTAAATGCACGTGATTGTCTCTGTTGTACGACAGGCATTATGCCAATACAATATTTTACTCAATATATTTATACTACTTTATAGAAAGTATACTTAAGAAAAAGTTCTTCCATAGGCTGAATAGCCCTAATAGTTCGTATATAATATTTATTATTTATTAAGTATTTTTCACAATTAGGATTTTCGCTGTGATTGATGAAGCCACCCATTGGTGTTCTTAGTATTTCTTCACCAATTAAAACGTGTGATAGTCCTAATTCAGTATCTATAGCTAATTCTTTTTTAGTAAACAATCCTTGGCCTGCAATAGGACTATCTCCAACGAAAAGACCATCGTATAATGCTTTATACATCGTATTGATTCCAATCCTTATATTCTGGTTCTGGGTCGTCGATACTATGTTTGAAATGTTCTGTATCGAAATATGATGGTGGCAAGGGTTTTACATTGTCATATGGCCCTTTTAATCTTCTCTTATATTCTCTTTCATCCAATACTTCATTAATAAGAATCTTTAGTTCCTTGACAATCTCAGGAGTATGGATCCTACTAGGTTTAACAACCATAGGTTTATGTGGTTCCATATTCCATGTTTTTCTATGATTAGGATCATTTGGATCCACAGGTAGACTCATACCCTGAGTGTCAATTTTCATTTCTTTCTGATAGGAACGTCAATTTCCCAACAATGGGACTTAAGTTTAACTATATCAAATTGTTTTCTATTCTTCTCATATGTAGCTGCAGGTTCATTACCTGCGGTCTCACCATAGTTAGGTTTATTAGGATTTTTTAAACCCATGTAATCTAATATCGCACCATCTACCATGAAAAATAATGCATCCCATGTTAATGTATCTCTTAGATTAACTGCAATACGATCTACATCGTTTTCATCAAGATACTCACCAGTTGCTACTGCATTTGAGTAATCTTCATACTGAGTTAATAGTTTTGCTCTTACTTCTACCAACTTATTCAGGTTGATAGTGATCTTCACATCATCATCAAATGCCATTACCGTCCTTGACCTCTATATCTTTTCTTGGCTTTGTTTCGAGAGGTTGCGCTGTATTTGGAATGCTTTCCTCTTCCTTGTCGAGATTTTTTGGGGATCGACTCTACGAAACTCCCACCTGATAAACTACTCTTGACTGCCATTGATTAACTCCATTGTAATTGTTGAAGGATCAGGTTCCCCTGTCCTGTAGTATTCTTCCGATAAGTCTTCTAAGGTATCCATAGCATCATCGAGTTCGCCCGAGAAAACGACCTCTCCATCTACTTTAACCTCATAAACATCAGATGACTCTTGTTTTTTCATGTCCTACACGAATCCGAGGGTCGCACCATATCTCATAACCTTCCTTCTTGGCATCTAAACAGAAACTGACATCCTCTCCACACATGTCCTGTACCTCACCACTCTCGAAGACTTGCATCTGAGGTGCAAACCACGGATATTCTAGAGTTTCAAATACACCTTTCTTAATTGATACCCATCCGAAACCTGTGTAGTCACATGTAAAAGGCTTCCGTCTCTTACTCATTGACTCAACGGTCTCATGATTCATAACTCCCTTGTTCTTCTTGAAGTCTTCTTCTTCGAGCCAGTGAGCGATGGAAGTTGTTGAGCCATCTTCAGTAGCATACCATCCTGCTGCAATATCCTTTTCTTTTCCCAACTGCATAAGTCTGAAGAAACTCTCAGTGTTAAACACGATGTCAGAGTCTATCCATAACTGATAGTCATATTCTAATTTCCCGTCCCAAGGTTTCTGTTCTTTCCCCCTTAGAACATTTGCACCAAGGCATTTGCATCTCGCAAAGTTTACCATTGATGAGTAATCCTGAGATATTTGTAT